CACGTAATAGACCGATAGAAAAACAGCCTTTTACATGTGTAAAATGTAATACGGTATACCAGCCAAGCAGGTACAACAGAGAGTGTCCTAATTGTGGGTACGTATTAAATGACATAGATAAAAAAGTTTTAGTTAAACAAGGCAGGCTGGTAGAAGTTGAAAGTATTGAAGTAAAGTTAGTAAACAAAAAAGACTGGTACGCGCAACTGTTGTACTTTGCAAAACAAAAAGGTTACAAAGAGGGTTGGGCAAGTCATACATTCAGAAAAAAGTTTGGGCATTTCCCACATTCAAAAAGAGTTTTTCCGAAACCTATCAGCAAAGAAGTTGAGGGTTACATTAAACACTTGTATATAAAAAACGCTAAAGGAGGTAACTATGCAGGATACGAATAAGGAAAAGATCCTACACGGACTACGTGAGATAGGAATAAAACATGCAGAGGCAAAAAAACAACTAACTACGTTGGAGCATGGCAGGCAAATATTGCTGGCAGATCTGATGAAAGAATATCTTTTGCAAGGAGAAAAGACGGTTGCAGGGCAGGATCGTGAGGCTAGGGCAGACAATAGATATAAGAAACATATCGAGGCACTGGGCATTGCTATAGAGAACGAACTGAAATGGGCATGGGAAAAAAAGATTGTGGAGATCAATTTTGAGAAATGGAAAACTGAAATGATAAACAACACTATCGAGAGAAAAAACTATGGCTAAAAAAAGTATGACAAAGCAGGAGCGTAAACATTTGCAGGCAGTTGTAGATCTTGGGTGTATTGCCTGCGCCAAGTTAGGGATCTATGACAGTCCTGCTGAGATACATCATATAAAAGGTAAATTTAGAATGGGCCAAAAAGCTAGTCATTTTGAAACTATACCGTTATGCCCTAACCATCATAGAAATGGTGGACTGTCCTACCATGTAAATCCATCTGTGTTTACAGAAAGTTTTGGAACACAGCAAGAGCTTTTGGAGGAGGTGCTGGATTGGTTGAACGTAGACGGTTGTCCGTGTGGCTGCTTGGAGGCAAATAATAGAAAAGATATCCACAACTGTTTTGCCCACAATGGCATGCTATACGACTAAAAAAAGGGGGTATAGTTATATCATAAAAACTATTACCCCCTACTGTATGGCTCTTAAAACGCGATTTATTCTTGCAAATCCCTCCATTCTTTCTCAGTTTCAATCAAATCGAAGTGTTTTGTATGAGCCTCTACTATCCAGTCGCCAGATCCAAATTCATCTAGTGCCAGATCATTAGCCTCTTCCTCTGACGTTGCTTGCACAGTAACCTCATGGTATACGACCTCAGTTATTGCATACGTAAAATCATATTTCTTTTTCATCTTATGGGCCTCCTTTCCCTCTCTAATATTGACAATGCTGTATTTAAATGTCTGGCGTGCTTTTCAAATATATTTAATACCTCGCTTTTGCTACACCAATCGCCCATTTTATATTGTAAATATGTTTCCCATAATTGGTCGCTGACTTCGTAAACAATGTTAATTGCATAATCGTAATCTTGCTTTTCTTTTCCAATTATATCCATTTTGCCCTCCTTAATGTTTCCAGCAGTCTGGTGGATCATCTGGCAAATGCGACTGTATCATTAAAAACGCCATGTGCGCGTTTGGTGCAAATTCATAGCGTTGCCAATCAGTAAAACCATCAGCAATTTTCATTGCTATCCACACACAAAAATCATCATTTGACATTGGTGCAACCCTCTCTGCTTTTCTATCTATTACGTGTATGTAGTTTTTTTCTTTTTTGCTAACCATTGTTTTCCCTCCATGTTTTGCAAATTATATTACCGTACCCATTATTCGGATCTCTAACCAGTGTCCTGCCGAGATCCATCTCGAACAACGTTGTCAAGTCGTCAACAACGCTGTCATCTCTGCCAGCGATATGCCATGACCTTATTTGCTGTACTTCCAAGCCGTCTAGTCCTAGATAACTTACGCCGTCTTTCCAGTTGTAAATACTAAAGACACGACCATCTTGGAATTTGCCATACCAATGCACATCACTTTTGTTGTCATCACTGCCCCACCATCTGCGAACGTTATGCTTTTGCATTACCCATAAAACATTATCGTATGACACGTTAAAAATGCCCTTTAACGAAATACCGTTCGCCTCACGTCTATCCTCTAATGATTGTATATCGTGTAAGCGACAATAGTAATCAGCTTGCTGGTGCGCCTCATACATGTCATTAAATGGTTTTGTGTATTTCCTAATTAGATTTATAAGATCAACAGCGGGGTATTTCTTGTACTGCCTTTTTAACGCCCATATCAAATGGGTTAATTTCTCAGCCTCAAGCTCCAGCTGTTTATGATCGTCATCATTTTGTAATAACATTTTGCCCTCCATAGTTATTAATATTAGTTAAGGTTATTGTAGCAAATAATAATCAATTCTCAAGCATTTCTTGGAATAGTTTTAAATCTACCTTTTCATAATACTCTATGCTTGTTATTTTGTAGATCCAATCGTTTGGCTCATCATCCCAAAAACCCATTTGATCGCCTAACAGCTCAGAGAATATATCTGCCATGCTTATGTCGTTTTTAATTTCGTAATTAAATTCAAAGTTGTAGATCTCATCAATGAGCGCTTGCTTTTTGTTGTACACGTCATTGTCTGACTCGTCATCTAACCATTTTTGAAATGCACTGTTGCCGATATGCACTGCAACGTTGCAAGTGCGATCAAAACACTCCACGACAAAACAATAAGTACCATTGTTATATGTTGGATAATGATATGGATTTTCATGCACAATCTCATTATCTATGATTGTAAAATTTTCTTTATACATTGTCATCTTCCACCTCCTCAAATTCATATAAGCCATCAAATTCAGTATAGTCATACTCATCAGAAAAATCTCCTACTGATATTATCTGACCATCAAGATCTGGCATGCCAATATATTCACGCCGTTCTTGGTAACTCATTTCCTCAAAATCTAAAGCAGTTTGGAAGTCCATAGACATTGAGCCAAAATCTTGAATAATATTTATTTCTGACTCATCAAAAACTACCCCTTTTAAATGGGGGTAGCGTCCGTCAACGTACTTTGCTTTTACTCTATATTTTCTTGCCATTTTTTTACTCCTTATCTGGAAAAGTTTCATAAAGTATGTGGCTATCTATTTCCCTGCGCGCCTCCTCCAAGCACGCGCCTCCATCAAATAGCCACTGGAAATCGCCAAAAGCGTGATCTCCTGCTGGGTTAATAATCATATAGCCATGTGTACCAATAACATATCTGCGATCAGCACACGCGCGTTCTACTTTATCCCAGTCAAAATCGTCATAATTTTCTTGCTCCCACAACAAATATTTAGGGACGTTAGACGGTTGATGGTATATGCGAATAGACCAGCCTTTATATTGTCTTTTCGCAACACAACGCGCGCCACGGCAAATAAACATACTTTGTTCAACGTCAGACACTTCGCCATTCAGTTGTATGTAAGGTAATATTTTTAATTCCTCCATTAGCGCGCCTCCACCCAAGTGCCAGCCTTATGTTGCTTGATACAACGCCTAGCTTTTTTCAAATTAGTAAAATAATCTACTACCTCATAATAAGGCGCGTCCCACTTATGATCGTCCCAAGTTTCTACAATGCTGTAAGGAGCCTTCTTATAGAGATCTGGCGTAAGTGGATTACTTACATCATATTTTAACACTACGTACATTCTAGTCATATAACACCTCCATTCTATTGATTAATGACTATTAATACGCCCCATATAGAGGCGCATTGTATAGGCATTAATAAGCTTGTATATCGCGCGCATTATACGCCCAAGACTGACGATCTTCAGCAGCTGATACCCTATAATAGTGGTGCCAGTCGCGAGCCAGCATATCGGTCAATACATCATCTACGCGAAAACCATCAACTGGCATAAGCGCAGTGTTACCAGATATATAGTCAGTTTCGCCATAAGTCTGAAACCAGATCCAAGTGCTAAAGAAGTTAGCGCCTAGACCGTTGAGCTTACCCATTTCATTAATGACTAAATCGCCATACTTAGTTGGGACAATCTCAATATTGCCACCTACAATAGCCTGCAAATTGTCAAGACTATGTTCGGTATCTGGATCGCGCGTAATAGTGTGTAGAATACTGGTGGTATTAAAATCGTCATACTGATAGTAATACTGATCTGAAACGATACCGTAGCCAGTATCCATACACGTAGTATCATACTTGCGCAATGTAGACCGTAATATATTAGACATTTCTTTATTCATAATTTACCTCCATGATTGTATTAGATCTAATGTAATAAAGCCAAAAGCAACAAACCAGAGTACAATCATAATGACTGCGCCCCAGAACGCCAGCCTGCTAACTAAGTTACTGTATAATTTAAACATAGCTAAAGCCTCCATTGTTAACGATAGTTAATATATACCAGCTAACAAGTTAATAATCAATTAAAATATATTGAAGTTAACATACTATAGGTAGTAAGGTAGTTATATGACTGGCAAAACCTTAACTGATAAGCAAAAAGCTTTTATAGAAAACTTTAGTAAAACTGGCAACGCAACGCAGTCAGCGATAGCGTCAGGGTATAGTCCTGCCACTGCTGAACAGCAAGGCTATGAGTTAAAGAAAAAGCTTGCCACCGAGATAGATCACGCCACAAAACAGGTACTAGCCTCGTCAGTGCCACTGGCAATAGACAAGCTCCAAAGTCTGATAGTAGATGACAAGGTAAACGCGTCAGTCAAGCTTGGGGCAATCAACTCAATACTTGATAGAACTGGTTACCAAACTATCCATAAAGTGGAAGACGTAACCAAGCACAAAACTGATGACGAACTACAGCAAGAACTAAACCACCTCCTACAAAATATTAAGACTACCGAAC